CCAGGTCGTTTTTGAGCCGCCGCGGGTCGAGTTGCCTGCACATGGCCTGTGTCAACAGGCCAAGGGCTTCCGCTTGGGCGTGCTGCAGTTCCGCGATGAGTTGCGCCACGAATTTCTCGTTCATGGGTCGGTCCTTTCTGGTTGGTGGCTGGGGTCGGAGCCTCCATCGTACCGGGCTGGGCTGGCCCGCCCTTCGTCCTGTGGCACCCCCTGCAGCGCCAGGCGCGCAGGGGGCAGTGCAGGCGCCGCGTCATCAGCACGCGGCCGTTTTTCCACCCACCACCATGCTGGCCCGGCCGCTCCGGGCTGGCCGGGTGTCCTTCGCGCCAGGCTTCTCCCTCCCTGGCCGAAGCGCGAGGCGCCGGGCCGGTGGTGGGTTCTTTTTTTTCGTCGTCGGAGGTGTGCTTCAGGTGCATGCGGCCAGTGTCGGTGCGGCATCGGCGGCAGGCAATCACAGCGGAGCGCGCCTGTTGTGAGCGAGATCCTCGACGCGGCCTATCAACTGGTGCGGGCATACCCCGGCGGTGCGGCATCGCTGGGCCCGCGCATGGGCAAGAGCGGCACCACGCTGAGCCATGAGGTCAAGGGCACGGGGCAGGCCAAGTTCGGGCTGGAGGATGCCGTCACCGCCACAGTGTTCTCGGGCGACCTGCGCATCCTCAACACCTTCGCGGCCGAGTGCGACTGCACCGTGCTGCGCTTGCCCCAACACCTGGGCGAGGGCTCGGGCGCGATGCTGCAGGTGGCGCGCCTGGCGCAGGAGTTCGGCGAGCTGGTCACCTCGGTGTCCGAGGCGGCGGCCGATGGACGCATCACGGCCAACGAGCTGGCCCGGGCGCGCAAGGAGTGGCAGGAGCTGGTCTCGCACGGCCAGGCGCTCATGGCCCACCTGGAGGCCAAGCACCTGGACGGCCTGCCGGCGCATGTGCGGGACGGGGGTGGCACATGAGACCGGTGGGCGAGATTCGCGCCGCGCTGCTGGCCGCCGCACGGGATCTGGCGACGCCAGAGCAGGCGCCAACCGTCGCAGAGCTGGCGCTACATGCGCAGGTTGGCCTGCGTGCCGCGACGGACACCGTCAAGAACATGCGGCGTCACGGTGCTCTGCGCATCGTGCGCACGCGGCGTGTGGACTACCGCAACCGGCCTGTCGCCGAGTACGCGCCAGCCGACGGTCGCGAGGCGGCAAGTCATCAGGGTGTCGATCTAGGCCAGGCCCTCGCGGCCTGGATGAGCCAGTCGTACTGAGAGCATCGAGCAACGGAAGGGGAGCCGTTTGAACCGAGAGAACACATGGGGCGCAGCCCGAAGGGCGCGCCATGTCTGAGCGTCCGCCACTGCCGCCGATCCGCTTCGAGGCTCTGGCCGAGGCATTGTTGGCCCGCGCACCCGAGCTGGTGCCGCAGTGGCTGCCGGGTGGGCGCCGCAACGGCCACGAATGGGTGTGCGGCTCGCTCCAGGGGGGCGAGGGCGCGAGCTGCAGCGTCAACCTCAACAATGGCCGGTGGGGTGACTTCGCCACCGGCGAGCAGGGCGGCGATCTCACCAGCCTCTATGCCGCCATCCATGGCCTGACCATGGGCAAGGCGGCCGTGCAGGTCGCGCGCGACGAGGGTCTGGAGGATGTGGCCGGCGTGCAGCGCGATGCCCAGCACCAGCGCCCGGCTCGGCCCGCCCCTCCGCCGCCTGCGCCGGACCAGGCCAAGCCTCGCGAGAGCGAGGGATGGCGGACGATGAGGCCTGTGCCTGACAACGCGCCGCCGGCCAACTTCTCGCACTGGCACCGCAGCCAGGACGACATCGAGCACGTCGCCGAGTACCGCAATGGGGGCGACCTGCACGGCTACGTGGTGCGTTTCCGCACCAGCGATGGTGGCAAGGACACGCTGCCACGCACCTGGTGCGTCAGCGCACGCGACGGCAGCATGAAGTGGCATTGGAAGCAATGGGACGCACCGCGCCCGCTGTACCTGCCTGGCCATGGCCGAGGCCTGCATGCGCAGGGCGTCACCATCGTGCTGGTCGAGGGCGAAAAGAAGGCCGACGCGCTGCAGGCGCTGCTCGATGCGCACGCTCCAGGCGTCTACGTCGTGGCCAGCTGGCCGGGCGGCTGCAAGGCCTGGGACAAGGCCGACTGGTCATGGCTGGCCGGGCATGCCGTCATCTGCTGGCCCGACTGCGACAGCAAGCGCGAGCCGCTCACACCGGCCGAGCGCAAGGCCAACCCCGACAAGCTGGCGCAGGAGGTGCTGGCGTCTGCCAAGCCCTACCTGCCTGCCGAGAAACAGCCGGGCATGCGGGCCATGCTGGCCATCGGCGCGCACCTGCGCGATGCACACGGCTGCACGGTCCAGATCATTCCCGTGCCCCCACCTGGGCAGGTGGCCGATGGCTGGGATTGTGCCGACGCGATCAATGCCGATGGCTGGGGCGCAGCCGAGGTGCTGGCCTTCTTCGCCACCGCGCACGCGTTGCCAGATGTGCCTACGCCCAGCGTCACGGCGGCAGCGGGCGGTGGTGATCCGCCGGAAAAAAAGCGCGATCCCCTCGGCGATGCCGGCCCCAGTGATGACGCGTTCGCCGAACATCTGGATTTCCTCTGCGGTCAGATGAAGTGCGAGGTGTGGGAGATCCAGCCAAACCGGAAACTGATCATCGCGGCGTTGCGCAAGGCGCCGGCGCTGGCCGGGTGCCTGGGTTTCGATGATCTGACGGGCATGCCCAGTACCAGGCGCCCATGGCCCTGGCGGCCAGAGGCCGGGCCGCTGGCCGACGCCGACGATCTTCGGCTGGGGGACTGGCTTTGCACCGAATACAAGCTCAAGGCGGCCAGCCGCGCCGCCCTGGCCGAGGCCATCGATACGGTGGCGGACCAAAACCACTACCACCCCGTGCGCGACTGGCTGGAGGGCTTGGAGTGGGATGGCAAGCCGCGCCTGGAACGCTGGCTGATCCACGCCCTGGGCATGACGCCTGCCGATCTGGAGCCCAGGCCGGCGGCCGCCGGTGTCGACCCGGTGCCCAAGGGGCGGCGCCGGTTCCTGGAGCTGATGGGTCGGTACTTCCTGATGGGCTTGGTGGCGCGCGTCATGGAGCCGGGCTGCAAGTTCGACTACTCGCCGGTGTTCGAGGGTGTTCCCGGCATGGGCAAGTCCACGCTGGTGGAGGTGCTGGTGGGCAAGGACCACTTCTCGGACACGCATTTCGACATCGGCAACGGCAAGGACGGCATGGAGCAGCTGCAGGGCCTGTGGGCCTACGAGTTGTCCGAGATGACCGCTTTCAGGCGCGCCGACAGCGAGCAGGTCAAGCAGTTCTTCAGCTCCACCGTGGACCGATACCGGGGCGCCTATGGCCGGTTCGTGCAGAACCACCCGCGCCAGTGCGTGATCTTCTGCACCACGAACAAGCGCCAGTACCTCTACGATCTCACGGGCAACCGGCGCTTTTGGCCTGTGTGGGTGGCGCAGCCCATCCGCATCGACTGGGTGCGCAAGTGGCGTGGCCAGCTCTTCGCCGAGGCGCTGGCGGCCTACCGTGCTGGGGATCGCTACTTCCCGACGCCGGAAGAGGAGGTGGCCTATTTCAAGCCCGAGCAAGAGCTGCGCCTAGTGGAAACCACGGTACAGGCACGCCTGTACGAACTGCTGACCCGAGAGGGCAGCTACACGAGTGAGGGCCGGGCCACCGAGGGCATCAGCCAGTTGACGAAGTTCGTCACGCTGCCGATGCTGGTGCAAGCCCTGGGCGCGGACGCCGCCAAGTCGACCAGTCTGCTCGAAGGGCAGATCCGCGGCTGGCTGGAGTCCCAGGGCTGGCGGCTCGGCCGCGAGACAGGCGGTCAGCGCCGGCGTGGGTATTTCCAGCCGGAGGTATGGCCGCCAGCAGATGACGGCGACGCGGCCGATGCCGCGCCACAGCCACATTCACCATCGCCCGAGGGACCTGCGCAGGTCGCCGGGTATGAGGGGTTCGACGACGATGCACCGTTCTGACCAGGGATCGCAGCGCGCAGCTGCGGAAAAGGTCGTGGTGCTCGATACGCCACGGCACACCACGGGAGCGAGAGGCGCGATTCGCGGCTCCCGGTGGTACGCCGTGGCGGGGAGGTCGCCGAGCCTGGGTGCCGTGCCGTAGCAGGCCTGCCAGGGCATGTCTGGCCGGTGGTCCGTCCACACGTCCAGCCAACCCATGGAGCGCACGGCAGGCCGCTATTTCTCCGAATCGGCCAGTCGGAGCTGCTGCATTGCCCAACGGAATCCATACCCGCGCGCCGGCCCTTACTGCAGGCGCACGGGTGTGCAGATGCGCGTGAGCGCTCGCACGTGCGCGAGGTTGTGTGTGTATGTCATGAGATCAGAGGAAAGAGGTGGACGAGTGGACGGACAGCAGCAACGGCAGCAGGTTGATCAAGAGGCGGCAGCTCGGCAGGTGGCAGAAGGGTTGCAGTTGATCAAGACCCAGATGCCCGAGACCTATCGGGCAGTGCAGGCCAAGGCGGGCGAGATTGGCAGCAACGCATACCGCTACGTGCGCGAGGCATTGCGCGGCACGCCCAACCGCTTCTACGCCATCGAGGGCGGCCATGTGGTGGGCACGCCATTCGATCTCCCCGATGTCACCGCCGACCTGGCCCGCGTCATGGTGCAGTTCGGATGCCGGCACCTGATCATGTGGGCGGCCGAGGCTCAGCAGCAGAAGGGGGGCGCAGATGGCGCGCATTGAGTGGGTCAAGCAGCGGTTGGACAACTGGGCCCGCTGGAAAGAGCGCGAGGCATCGCACGGCTTGGGCTTTTACCGGCAGAGCCCGTTCCTGCGCATGGCGGTGGATGGCGGCGGCTACCGTGACCTGACCATCCCTGTGGATGACGTCGAAGCCCGCGGCACGGACGAGGCGGTGCAGTCGCTGCTGGCCGGCCACCCGCACCTGCACCGCACCCTGGTGCTGATCTACCTGGAAGACGCGGGCATCCGCGTGGCGGCCGTGCGCCTGGCTTGTGCGGAATCAACCGTCAAGGCGCGGCTGGAGCAGGCCGACCACGCCATTGCCACGTTCCTGCGGCTCAAAGCCCAGGGCGAAGGGAGTTTTACACCTTAGACTTTTTTGGTAGATTTCAGGCAAGCTGCAGCGAGCGTGTTTCCAAACGACGCTCAGCGCTCCACCCGACCCCGCCATGTCCAGCATCGCGGGGTTTGTTTTTGCCTGTCGTCATGCCCTCTGCCGCCCCGAAGCCCTGCTCGCATCCCGGCTGCGGTGTGCTGGTGCGCGATGGCAGCGGCCGGTGCGAGAAGCACAAGCGCGAGGCCTGGACGAAGAAGCCGGAGGCACCACGCCGCGTGACGGGCCGGCGCCTGCAGGCCGAGCGCGCGGAGCTGTTCCGGCGCCAGCCGCTGTGCGCGTTGTGCCAGCTCAATGGCGTCGTGCGTCTGGCCACGGAGCGGGATCACATCGTTCCGTTGAGCGAGGGTGGCGAGGACGTGGCCTCGAACACGCAGGGCCTGTGCGCCGACTGCCACGAGGCCAAGAGCCTGGCCGAGCGCCTGCGGGCGCAGGCGAGATCGCGCGGCTGGTGATCTGGGCGGGGAGGGGTGGGGCAAAAGTCCAGCCAATCTCGAACGGAAACCGACCGCTTAACCAAATTTTTGCGTGCGCAGGTTTTGGGGAGGGGGGTACCTCGCCGGGCCTGGGCATTTCATCACCCACAATTTTTGGAGTCTCACCAATGGGCAAGCGCGGACCTCTGCCGACGCCCGATGCGCTCAAGGCGCTGCGCGGGAACCCGGGCAAGCGGGCACTGAACCTCTCCGACGGGGTGAACCCTGAGATTGCGACGCCACCGGCGCCGCGCCATCTGAGCAAGGAAGCGGCGAGGGAGTGGAAGCGGATCACACCACACCTGCAGGACCTCGGGCTGATCAGCCACATCGACCGGACAGCGCTCGCGCTGTATTGCCAGGCGTATGGACGGCTGGCCGAGCTGGAGGAAGCTTTCAAGGGGAAGGTTGCGAAGATCCAGGAGGACCAGGGTGTTGATTACCCCGAGGCGGTTTTCCTCGCGAGCCGCACCTGCACGCCCAGCGGCTACGAGCAGCAAAGCGTGATCGTCCAGTTGATCGGCTCGCACCGCCTGCAGGTGCACCGTCACCTGATGCACTTCGGTTTGAGCCCTGCTGCCCGCGCGCGCGTGCAGCCATCGAACTACCTGCAGCCCGAACTACCAGGGATTGAGCCCAAGCCCGAGGCCGCGACCGGCTTCGCCCAGTTCGCTCAGTCGCCCTTGCATTGAGCCGCTATGTCGACGCCGCCCGGGGCTACATGCACGGGGTGGTTTCCGGTGAGATCCCTGCCTGCAACTGGGTGCGCCTGGCGTGTCAGCGGCAACTGGACGACCTGGCGCGGGAGCGGTCCGAGGACTGGCCTTGGGTCTTCGATGTGGCACGCGCCGAGCGGCCTTGCGCCTTCATCGAGTTGCTGCCGCACATCAAGGGCAAATGGGCGCGTGAGCGTCGGCTGATCACGCTGGAGCCGTGGCAATGCTTCATCTTGACCACGGTGTTCGGCTGGGTACACGCCGAAACGAGGCTGCGCCGCTTCCTGGAGGTCTACGAAGAGGAACCGCGTAAGCAGGGCAAGAGCGCGAAGGGGTCGGGCACGCTGCTCTACATGCTGACCGCCGACGGCGAGCATGGCGCGGAGTGCTACACGGCCGCGACGACGAAAGACCAGGCGCGCATCGTCTTCGACGACGCCAAGGCGATGGCGGCGAAGTCGCCTGGCCTGAGCACCCACCTGGGCCTGGCGATCCTGCAGCACACGCTGACGGTGGCGGCGACATCGAGCAAGGCGGCGCCGCTGGCGGCAGAGGGCAGCACGCTCGACGGGCTCAATGTCCACTTCGCGCTGCTGGACGAGCTGCATGCACACAAGACGCGGGCGGTGTACGACGTGATCGACACCGCCCGCGGTGCTCGTGAGCAGTCGCTGCTGTGGACGATCACCACCGCAGGCACTGACCGCAGCGGCATTTGTTACGAGCGGCGCACGCACGTGACGAAGATTCTGGGCGGCGTGATCCGCGACGACCGGGTGTTCGGGATCATCTACACGATCGACGAAGGCGACGACCCGTTCTCGCCGGCGAGCTGGGCGAAGGCGAATCCGAACTGGGGCGTGTCTGTGATGCCCGACGAGATGGCGGCGCAGGCCCGCAAGGCCGAGGCGATGCCGTCGGCCCTGAGCAACTTCCTGACCAAGCGCCTGAATGTGTGGGTGTCGGGTGAGTCGCCCTGGATGGACATGCGGGCCTGGGACCGCTGCGCGGAACCCGCGCTGCGCGACCTGGCACCGTTCCATGGCAGCAAAGCGTGGCTTGGCCTGGACCTAGCGCAAAAGAAGGACTTTGCGGCGCTGTCCATCGTGTTCGAGCGTGAATGGCTGGTGCCGGGCCCGGACGGCGTACATGTGCCGCAGCGTAAGTGGTGCGTGTGCACGCGTCTGTATCTGAATGAGCTGGCGATCCAGGAGAGCGGCAATGCCCACCTGAGCGGCTGGGCCCGGCAGGGGTACGTGCAGGTGACCGATGGTGACCTGACCGACTTCGACGTGGTCGCCGATGACCTGCGGACGCTGTGCCGGGACTTCGATGTGCAGGAGATCGCTTTCGATCCGGCACTATCGATGTACTTCGCCGGCAAGCTGATCGAGGAAGGGCTGCCGCTGGTGGAGATCGCGCAGCGTGCGCTGTTCTTCACGCCGCCGCTGCTGCAGGTCGAGAACCTGGTGCTTGAGCGGCGTCTGGTGCACGACGGCAACCCGGTGATGACTTGGATGGTCAGCAACCTGGTGGTGAAGGTGAGCAAGTTCAATGAACTGCGGGCGCCCACGAAAGAGCGCCCGGAAAACAAGATCGACGGCCCGATCGCCATGCTGATGGCGCTGGGGCGGGCACTGCAAACGGATGGTGGCGGCGACATGGACGGGTTCTTTTCCGCGCCGGCCGTCGTGAATTCATAACCTGGACCAATACCGATGGCTCAATCACTTCGCCAGCCTGGCCGGCTGCGTGCGGCATGGGGTGCGCTGCGCGCCGTGCCCTCGGCCGTCAGGGCCATGGCGACGAGGTCGGCCAGCATCAGCGATGCCGCCAGCAGCGCCGAGGTGTTCGGCGTCGATCTGGACGGCGTGAGCGTGACGCCGCGCACAGCCCTGCAGCTCTCGGCGGTGTGGGCGTGTGTGCGGCTGATCAGCGAGACCATCGCCACGCTGCCGATCGGCATGCACGAGCGCGTGGGCGCCGGGCGACGATACGCGCCGCAGCACGCGCTGCACGGCGTGCTGCACGACGTGCCGAACCCGGACGCGACGGCGGCGGTGTTCTGGGAGAGCATGGTGGCGGCGATGCTGCTGCGCGGCGCCGGCCGCGCCGAGAAGCTGGTCTACAACGGCCGCGTGGTGGGGCTGGAGTTCCTGGCGCCTGAGCGCCTGTGGCCGAACCGGCGCCAGGGCCAGCGGGTGCTGGACTGGCGCTACACCGAGGACACGGGCCTGCAGCGGGTGATTCCGGCCGAGCGGGTGTGGACGGTGCCCGGTTTCAGCCTGGACGGCAAGAGCGGCGTCAGCGCCATCCGGTACGGCTCGGTGGTGTTCGGTAACGCGATGTCGGCGGAGAAGTTCGCCACGCGCACGTTCACCGGCGGCCGGCTGCAGAGCATGTTCTACACGATCGGCCAGTGGCTGAAGAAGGATCAGCGCGACGAGTTCCACCAGAACATCGCCGAGCGCATCCGCCTGGGCCAGGCGCCGCTGCTGGAAGGCGGGATCGATGCCAAGACTCTCGGGATCAACCCCGACGACGCGCAGCTGCTGGAAAGCCGCGGCTTCAGCGTGGAGGAGATCTGCCGCTGGTTCCGCGTGCCGCCGTTCATGGTGGGCCACAGTGAAAAGTCGACCAGCTGGGGCACCGGTATCGAGCAGCAGACGATCGGCTTCCTGACCTTCACGTTGCGGCCCTGGCTCACGCGTATCGAGCAGGCGGTGGCCAAGGATCTGCTCACGCCGGCCGAGCGGCTGCGCTACTACCCGAAATTCAGTGTCGAGGGACTGCTGCGCGGCGATAGCACGGGCCGGGCGGCGTTCTACACCGCGATGGTCAACAACGGTGTGCTGACCCGCGACGAGGTGCGCGAGCTGGAAGACCGCGAGCCCATGGGCGGCAACGCCGCGGTGCTCACGGTGCAAAGCGCCATGACCACGCTGGACGCCCTGGGCCAGCAGAGCGATGCCAACGCCGCGCGTGCCGCGCTGCGCGGCTTTCTCGGGGTGACCGACCCCGAACCCACAAAGGACTGACGACATGAGCCTGAAAACCCTTCCGGCCGCCCCCGCGGGCAGGCCGAGCGCCAGCGTGCGCAGCGAGATCCTGCCGGCGGCGTTCGATCGCTGGCAATCCGGCGTGCAGGCAGCGGCCGACGGCGAGCAGGAGCGAACGATCAGCGTGATGGACGTCATCGGCTACGACTGGTGGACCGGCGACGGCGTGACCGCGCGCCGCGTGGCCGCCGCGCTGCGCTCGCTGGGCCCGGGTCCGGTCACCGTGAACATCAACAGCCCAGGCGGCGACATGTTCGAGGGCCTGGCGATCTACAGCCTGCTGCGCGAGCACGAGGGGCACGTCACCGTGAAGGTGCTGAGCCTGGCCGCATCGGCGGCGTCGGTCGTGGCCATGGCGGGCGACACGGTGCAGATCGCGCGTGCCGGCTTCCTGATGATCCACAACGCCTGGGTCATCGCGGCGGGCAACCGCAACGATTACCGCGAGCTGGCCGACTGGCTCGAGCCCTTCGACTCGGCCATGGCAGACATCTACGCCGCCCGCACCGGCGGCGAGAACAAGGCCATGGCCAAGCTCATGGACGCCGAGAGCTGGATCGGCGGCAGCTCGGCCATCGAGCAGGGCTTCGCCGATGAGCTGCTGCCATCCGACCAGGTGAAACAGGGCGAGGCCAAGGCCCAAGCCCACGCGGCACGCCGCCTGGAGGCGGCGCTGCGGGCCAGCGGCATGCCCAAGAGCGAGGCTATGCGCCTCATCAGCGAGTTCAAGGCCGGCGCGGGCGATCCCGCCGGCGGCGGTGAGGGTGATCCCACCGGGCGCGGCCGAGAGGCCGACTTTGCAGCAACCGGCCAGGCGCGCGCCCTCTCGGCGTCGCTGGCATCCCTCATCCCATCCCTTTGAAAGGAAATTCGATCATGAAGAAAACCCAATCCATCCTGCTCGTGGCCACCCTGGCCGTGGCAGCCGTTTCGCTCGGTGCGCAGGCCGCGGGCCTGGACGTCGCCGCCTTCTTCGCCAGCCATGCCGACGTGCTGGCGGGCCTGTCCATGCTGGGCATGGCCGGCACCACGGTGGAGGCCGAGTACAAGCAGGTGCAGGCCGACCTGAAGAAGGTGGGCGACGACCTGAAGAGCTACGCCGAGAAGGCCGAGAAGGAACTGAAGGCGCACTCGCAGCTTTCGGCCGAGACGAAAGCCGAGGTCGACAAGCTGCTGACCACGCAGAGCGAGCTGCAGGCCGCGCACAAGGCGATGGAGCAGGTCATCGCCAAGATGCAAAACGGCGGCGGCATGCCCGGCGCGGTCAAGACGCTGGGGCAGACCGTGGTGGAGAACGAGGCCATCACCGGCTTCAACGCCAGCATGCGCGGCGCGGTTGCAGTCAAGGTGGGCAGCATCCATGCTGCCGTTACCAGCGGCTCCGGCTCGGCGGGCGATCTGATCCAGCCGCATCGTGTGCCCGGCATCGTCGTGCCGCCGAACCAGCGGTTGTTCCTGCGCGACCTGCTCAACTGGGGCACCACCAGCAGCAACAGCATCGAGTACGTGCGCGAGGCGGGCTTCACCAACAACGCCGCACCGGTGGCCGAGAACCCGAGCAACCCGAAGCCGGAATCGGATCTGACGTTCGACCTGGACACCGCGCCGGTGATCACCATCGCGCACTACATTCGCGCGTCCAAGCAGGTGCTGGCCGACGTGGCGATGCTGCAGAGCTACATCGACGGCCGGCTGCTGTATGGCCTGAAGGTCAAGGAAGAGCTGCAGCTGCTCAAGGGCAGCGGCCTGGGCCTGAATCTCAACGGCATCCTGACGCAGGCCACGGCCTACGCGAACCCGGGCGTGGCCGTGCAGGCCGAGACCATGATCGACCGCCTGCGCATCGCGCTGCTGCAGGTCGAGCTGGCCGAGTACAGCGCCGACGGCATCGTGCTCAACCCGATCGACTGGACGCAGATCGAGCTGACCAAGACCCAGGACAACGCCTACCTGTTCGCCACGCCCCGCGGCCTGGCGGCGCCAGGCCTGTGGGGCCGTCCGGTGGTCAGCACCCAGGCCATGGACGCGGGCGAGTTCCTGGCTGGTGCGTTCTCGCTGGGCGCGCAGGGCTGGGACCGTGAGGACGCGAACATCACGGTCAGCAACCAGGACCGCGACAACTTCGTGAAGAACATGGTCACCATTCTGTGCGAGGAGCGCGTGGGCCTGACCGTGTACCGGCCCGAGGCTTTCGTGGCGGGCGACTTCAGCGGCGTCACGCCGCTGCCGCCCAGCACCCCGGCGTCGAGCACCCCGGCGTCGAGCACCCCGGCGTCGAGCACGCCGCCGGCCAGCTCCTGATCGGGCAGGGCGAGGCGCCTGCGGGCGCCTCGCCCACCAACGGAGACACCACCATGACCCAGATCACCGTGGAGGCCCTGCGGGGCTTCGATCACGACGGCGGCCGCCGGCGCGGGCAGCGCTTCGGCGTCAGCGCCCGCACCGCCGAAGGCCTCAAGGCGCGCGGCCTCGTGCGCATCCTGGAGCAGCACATGCCCGGCAACCCTTCTTCGGCCGCTGGCGAGAAGCCGTCTGCATCGCCAGCGGCCCCAGCCTCACAGCCGACGACTGCGAAGCGGTCAGGGCGTGGCGCGAAAAAGCAGACGTCTGCACCGGCGCCCGCGCCGTTTTCGTCACCAATACCACCTTCCGCGCCTGCCCCTGGGCCGATGTCCTCTACGCCCTCGACCGGGCCTGGTGGGACACTCATCTGAGCGAGGTGCGCAGCGTGTTCAAGGGCCTGCTCGTGACGCCGCAGATCATCCCCGGCATCCGCCGCGAGATGGCCTGGCTGGACGGCCAGCGCACCAACAGCGGCGCGGCGCTGATCGCCCAGGCCGCATGGTGGGGCGTGCGTCGCATCGTGCTGCTGGGGTTCGACTGCTCGCACACGGGCGGCCGCACGCACTGGCACGGCAGCCACCCGAAGCACCTGGGCGATGCCGCCGGCGTGGCCGAGTGGCCGGCGCAGTTCCGCGCCATCGTGCCACGCCTGGCGGGCGTGGAGGTGGTCAACGCCAGCCGCGTCAGCGCGCTGGACCTGTTCCCCCGCCAACCCCTGGAGCTCGCACTGGCATGAGCATCATCAGCATGGCCGATGCGCTGACGCACCTGCGCCTGGCGGCGGGGTATCCGGCGGCGCAGGTGCAGCCCTACCTCGACGCCGCCGAGGCGGCCGCGCAGCAGTTCCTGAACCGGCGCGTGTTCCCCGATGCTGGCGCCCTTCAGACCGCGCGGGGCGGGTTGCCCGCTGCCCTCGCTGCCGCCGCTTCTGCGCGTGACGCGGACCTGGCCGCGGCTGGAGCGATGGCTGATTGCCAAGCGGGCGAGCTGCTGCGCCTGGGTGCGCTGGGCCGCTGGGCCGACGCCCTGCAGGCCGCCGAGGAGGTGGCCCGCGGCATCGTGATCAACAGCGACATCAAGGTGGGCATGCTGCTGCTGCTGGGCCACCTGTTCGAGA